CTGGGTTGACTTGATGGAGGATGTTGACAACGTGATCAATTCAATCAACAATGTCAGCAATGTCCAGGACGAGAAAGATTTACAATTTAAAAAAGGCGAATTGTCTATTTTGATTTGGTTGAAGAATCTAAAGCAAGTAAGCGAAAGAGCCTACGAGGATTTATGAACAGAATTTATGGATTTGTCTGTGAAAACGGACACAAGATTGATCGATTTGTCAGTTATGAGCTGAAAACCGTTCAGTGTGAGTGTGGTGGGTTAGCCCACCGCGCTTTGCAAGCGCCAGCATTTCGGCTGGAAGGGTGGTCAGGTTCATTCCCGTCAGCGCACGGCAAGTTTGAAAAGAGCCACCTGGACAAGCTGAAATCAGAGCAAAAAGCCAGCGCATAAGCAATATGCCGCGCTGTGTCCTACAACCTTAAATGGCAGGAAAACATTATGTTAGTTGACCAAGAGAATGAGCCGCTAGGTGAGTTGGAAGTTGAAGAAGGCAAAGCCAATGAGATTCCCGAGAAATATCGGTCAAAGTCTCTTGAAGAAGTTGTGCGGATGCACCAAGAGGCCGAAAGGTATATTGGCAAGCAGGCACAGGAAGTTGGCGAAGTCAGAAAACTTGCAGACGAACTGATTAAGCAGAACCTCGCTCCGAAGCAACAAACTGTTGAGGTCGAGCCAGAAGTAGATTTTTTTGAGAACCCGCAAAAGGCAGTCCAAAACACCATTGACAGGCATCCTGATGTTGTCAAAGCACGGCAAGCAGCCGTTGACTTCAACAAGATGCAGATGCAAGCAAAGCTGACGCAAGAACACCCTGATTTTGTCCAAGTGGCAAATGAGCAGCAATTTGTGGATTGGGTGAAGCAGTCACCAGTTCGCTTGGGGTTATATGCCAAAGCTGATGGTGAGTTTGATTTTGACAGTGCCAATGAGTTGCTAACTACCTTCAAGCAATTGAAGGGCGTCAGGGCCAAGCAAACTGATGAGTCCAGCCGACAAGTCAGGAGCCAGGCACTGAAAGCAGCAACCGTTGACACTGGTGGCACTGGCGAAAGCGGCAAAAGGGTTTACCGACGAGCAGACCTCATTCGATTGAAGATGACAGACCCCAATCGGTACGATGCCTTGAGTGATGAGATCATGCAGGCATACGCTGATGGGCGAGTGAAATAACCTTTTTTTTGGAGTTTTATCATGGCATTTCCCACCCCTGCGGTAACCGTCACTACGGCGGCAACCTTTATCCCCGAAATTTGGTCAGACGAAATTGTTGCGGCGTACAAGAAAAACTTGGTTCTTGCCAATGCCGTAATGAAGATGAGTTTCAAAGGCAAGAAAGGTGACACTGTTCACGTTCCTGCTCCAACTCGCGGCTCTGCGTCTGCCAAGGCTGCAAGCACTGCTGTTACTCTGATTGCTGCAACTGAGACTGAAGTCACGATCAGTATCAACAAGCACTATGAGTACAGCCGCTTGATTGAGGACATCGTTGAAGCCCAAGCACTGAACAGCCTGCGTAACTTCTACACCTCGGATGCTGGTTATGCACTTGCCAAGCAAGTGGATACCGATCTGGTGCAGTTGGGTCGCAGCTTCAACGGTGGTGCTGGCAACTCGACCTATGCAACTGGTTCGTTTATCGGCGGCGATGGCACTAGTGCCTATGTTGCTGCCAGCAACAACGAGACTGCACTGACTGACGCTGCCATTCGCCGGACCATTCAGCGCCTAGATGACAACGATACGCCAATGGACAATCGCTTTTTCCTTATCCCTCCGTCTAGCCGTAACACGCTGATGGGCCTGTCTCGCTACACCGAGCAGGCATTTGTGGGCAACGGCAATGCGATTCGCAACGGCGAAATCGGGCAACTGTACGGCATCCCTGTTTACACCTCTAGCAACTGCGATACCACCAGTGGTTCAGCAGCCGCCCGAGTGTGTCTGATGGGTCACCGTGATGCAATGGTGCTGGTGGAGCAAGTTGCAGTGCGTTCGCAAGTGCAGTATAAGCAAGAGTACCTTGCTACGCTGTACACCGCTGACACACTGTATGGCGTTGCCAACCTCCGCGCTGCTGCGTCAACTGGTGCTGCACTGTCGGCATCAGCTTTCGCTTTGATTGTCCCGGCCTAATGTGATTGCCCCTTGCCTAACGGCTGGGGGCGTCTAAACTCAAAGGAGAATCAAAAATGGCTGCTGCCACCGCTGTAGTTTCGCGTCGAGGAACTGACCAATTCCGAGGTCTGTTTTCAGACACTTTTTCTGTTGTTGCTACCCTCAACGCATCGTCCCTTGCGGATGGCGCTGGTGAAACCAACACCATTGCCGTGCCTGGCGTAAAGCTGGGTGACATTGTGCTGAATGTGTCAATGGGGGTTGATATTTCTGGCATCAGCGTGACGCCTTATGTGTCTGCCGCCGATGTGGTGTCCATTCGTTTCCAAAACGAATCTGGCGGCACGTTGGACTTGGCAAGCACTACCGTGCGTTGTGTTGTTGTTCGGATGGTGTAAGTTTTGGGGCGGCTAAAAACCGCCCCATCTAAAGGTAAATATGGCTACTTTTCAATGTCTGCAAAGCAAGAACTTTGTGACCTTTACGCAGCCCTACGACATCAAGACCATGATGGCGCACCCCGAGTATCGGCTGATGGAAGAAAAGCCAGCAGAGGCTCAACCTGAGCCTGTTAAACGTCAAATGGGCAGACCCCGCAAGGTGGTGTCAAATGCTATCAAATAGCTTATCTTGCCCGGTTGCGACTCAAGACGTTGCAATCAACCTGAAAAACAGGAACAACGCCTTTGCCAAATTTGGCTATGGGCCACCTAATCCTGATGAAACAAATGATGCGTTTTGGTTGAAGAAGGCCAAAATGTACAATTCCCCGACCGACACAATTAAGGGTATGCGTTGCGGAAATTGTGCAGCTTTTATCCAGACCCCGAAAATGATGGAGTGCATCATCGGCGGCTTAGAAAAAGACGAAGTTAAGAATGAATTGTCCTATGATAAAAACTTTGTCAAAGCGGCGAATTTAGGTTACTGTGATCTCTTTCAATTCACCTGTGCAGCGGCCCGTACTTGTGATGCCTGGAAATCTGGTGGGCCAATAACCAAGGAAAAACCATGATGTACGGCAACCCAAAAACCTCTAAAACAGCACCAAAAGCACCACCGAAAAAGGGTGTACCTGTCACCATCATGGTGGCGGTTGGCAAGCCTAAGATGGCAATGAAAAACACGGCATCAAAAATGATGAAGTCTGGGCGTGGGAAATGAAAACCAAGGCCGAGAAAAAGATTGCCAGAGTGATGACTGAGTTTGGCAGTGGTAAGTTGCATTCTGGCAGCAAAAAAGGCCAGGTTGTCACCAATCAAAAGCAAGCTGTTGCCATTGCGTTATCAGAGGCGAAAAAGGCCAAAAAATGAGAGCATTGTCGGTTGGTGCCAACCTTACGGCAAACACGCTGACAACCCTCTACACAGTGCCCAAGGGGTACTACGCCAGGGTTGTCCTGCTGCGTGCCGCCAATGCCAGCGCATCCAACAAGCACATCACATTTGATTGGGTGGACACTTCAGCAGCGGTGACCTATTCGTTGGTGTACCAGACTGCTGTGACCTCTAAAACCACTCAAGATTGGGGCGGTGTCAGCTACTTTGTCATGGAGGAGGGCGACATTCTCAAAGCCACATCTGAAGCGGCATCCACCTTTGCTGTTGCCGTCACCATTGAAGAAGAAGGGTTGACTAGATGACATTCCTTGAACTGATTAACGATGTGTTGATTCGCTTGCGTGAAACGCAAGTCTCTACCAATGCCGAGACAGGCTATTCCACGCTGATTGGCAAATTCGTCAATGACGCCAAGCGCCAGGTGGAGGACGCCTTTAGTTGGAACGTCCTGTCAACTGACATCACCGTCACCACCGTGGCGGCAACGTACCAATATTCATTGACAGGTGCCGGGCAGAAATTCCAAGTCCAGGACGCTATCAACAGCACAGCCAACATTGGCATGACGAACATCAGTTTCGTGGAGATGAACCGCTACCAAAACTTTGCAATCATTCCAGCAGCCACTATCCCATCGATGTACGCCTTTGAGGGCGTTGATGGCAGCGGCGACACCAAGGTGACCCTGTACCCCCGGCCTGATGCCGTGTACTCACTAAGGTTCAGCCTGACGGTTCCACAGGCAACCCTGGCTGCTGATGCAACAGCGGTGCTGGTGCCTGATGTGTTGGTGGCCCAGAACGCTTACGCCAGAGCATTGGCAGAGCGCGGTGAGGATGGCGGCATCAACAGCAACGAGGCATACCAGCTTTATCGGACCATGCTCTCGGACTACATTGCCCTGGAAGGCACACGCTATCCAGAGAACCAAGAGTTTCTAGCGATATGAGCGAACCGCTTCAAATTGCTTCTGTATCAGCCCCAGGGTTTTTTGGGCTGAACACGCAGGACTCGCCCTTGGACTTGAACCAGGGTTTTGCTCTGGTGGCAACCAATGCTGTTATTGACCAGTACGGGCGCATTGGCTCACGCCAGGGCTGGTCAAGAGTCAATGCGGCCGTGGGCAATTTGGGCGCAAACAATGTTGGCGTTATCCACGAGCTGGTGCAGTCCGATGGCACACTGACAATCCTGTTTAGCGGCAACAACAAGCTGTTCAAGCTGGACAGTTCAAACGTAGTTACAGAGTTGACCTACGGCGGTGGTGGCACAGCACCAACCATCACAGCCAACAACTGGCACTGCACCAGCCTCAACAGCATTACCTATTTTTTCCAGACTACCTACAACGCTTTGATCTATGACCCGGCAGTCAGCACAACAACCTTTCGCAGAGTCACTGAGAAAACTGGTTATGTCGCAACAGTGCCAGATGCCGACATTTGCATCAGCGGTTACGGCAGGCTTTGGGCGGCAAACACATCAACCGACAAAACTACTGTTTTCTTTTCGGACCTGATTGCGGGTCATGTTTGGTCAACTGGCACAGCAGGTTCTCTGGATGTCAATCGGGTATGGCCTAACGGCAGCGACGAGATCACCGGGCTGGCAGCTCACAATGGGTTCCTGATCATCTTTGGCAAGCGTCAAATCTTGGTCTACGCCAATGCCACCACCCCGTCAACAATGGTCTTGAGCGACACAGTGAACGGCATTGGCTGCATTGCCCGAGACAGCATTGCCAATACTGGCAAGGACATTCTTTTCCTCTCCAACTCTGGCGTCAGGTCACTGGCGCGAACCATCACAGAGAAATCATCACCTCTTGGTGATTTAAGCAAAAACGTCAGAAACGATCTCATTGACTATGTGAGCAGCGAAACACTGGCAAACATCAAGTCCGCCTACAGCGAAAAGCAAGCCTTCTACCTGTTGACAATGCCAGCATCATCAATGGCGTTTTGCTTTGACACTAGGACGCAACTGCAAGACGGTTCATTCCGAGTGACAACCTGGGATTCAATCAACCCAACTGCCCTGCTGTCCAAGCGCAATGGTGATTTGCTGCTGGGGAAAACTGGTTACATTGCCAAATATGAAACCAACCTGGACGACACTGAAGACTATCGCTTCCAGTATTACACCAATAATGCCGACCTTGGCAATCAAAACGTCACCTCAATTCTCAAGAAATTGAAAGCAATTGTGATTGGTGGCACAAACCAATTTGTCACCATCAAATGGGCATTTGATTTCAGCACCAACTACAACACGGCTAATGCTCAAATTCCAACGCAAGGGACAAGCGAATACGGCATTGCCGAGTATGGTGCAAATGCTACTGTAGTGGCCCAATACAACAGCGGCGTTGCCCTGCAAGAACTGTCCGTTCCAGCGTCAGGTCAAGGTAAAATTGTGCAAACGGGCTACGAAGCTGACATCAACGGTTCTCCCCTCTCAATTCAGAAAATTGAGATTCAATTCAAAGACGGGAAAGCAGCATGAGCAATTACACACAAAGCACCAACTTTGCCACCAAGGACGCACTGACATCTGGCAATCCGCTGAAAATTGTCAAGGGCACTGAGATCAACACTGAGTATGCCAATATTGCCATTGCTGTGGCGACCAAAGCCGACTTGACAAGTCCAGTGCTGGTGACACCAAACATTGGTACGCCATCTGCTGGTGTCCTGACCAACTGCACTGGCTTACCAATGACAACTGGAGTAACAGGTACGTTGCCTGTTGCCAATGGCGGCACTGGTGTCACCAGTTCAACTGGCTCTGGCAACAACGTCCTGTCAACTAGCCCAGCATTAACAACGCCAAACATTGGCACGCCTTCCGCTGGTGTTTTGACGAGTTGCACCGGGTTGCCAATGACAACTGGAGTGACAGGAACCCTCCCTGTTGCCAATGGTGGTACGGGTGTCACAGCATCCACTGGTTCTGGAAACAATGTCCTGTCAACTAGCCCGGCATTGACAACGCCTAACATTGGCACGCCTTCCGCTGGTGTTTTGACAAGTTGCACAGGCTTGCCGATGACAACAGGCGTCACAGGTACGTTGCCAGTTGCCAATGGTGGTACTGGTGTCACAGCATCCACTGGAACGACAAGTGTTGTTCTGTCTGCCAGCCCCACCTTGACCGGGACGCCTTTAGCGCCAACAGCAGCAACTTCGACTAACACAACGCAGCTTGCGACAACTGCTTTTGTCCAGGCGGTGATGCAAACCTTGCACCCTGTGGGCAGCATTTACACCGCCATCATCAGCACCAACCCAGGCACCTTGTTTGGGTTTGGTACCTGGACAGCGTTTGGTGCTGGCAGGATGCTGATCAGCTTGGACAGCGGAAACGTGTTGTTTGACACTGCCGAGGAAACAGGTGGTTCTGCCAATGCTACTTTGCCAAGCCACACGCACACGGCAACAGTTACTGACCCCGGACACTTTCATACTTCAGCTATTGATGTAGCCACATCAAACGCAGGTAGCTCAGTTGTTATTGGGGTTGGCAGAGCAATAGAGTCAATAAATACCAACGCAAATACGACTGGCATTACTGTAGCCAACAGCACCGAGGGCGCAAGCGCCACCAATGCCAATTACCCACCATTCATTGCCGTGTATATGTGGAAAAGAACGGCATGATCACGCACCATTTCAGCGATAAGTTGTACGCCAAGGAGATGCGTATCCCCGCTGATTTTGTAATCTTGAAGCATACTCACAGCTTTAGTCACCTGAGTGTGTTGGCGCAGGGCCAGGTGGCGGTGCTGAGAGGACAGGAGATTGACATCGTAAACGCCCCGGCCTGCATTGAAATCAGGGCAGGGATGACGCATGGCGTCAAAGCGATAACGGATTGTGTTTGGTTTTGCATCCATTCGACTGACGAGAAAGACCCGTCTAAAGTGGATGACGTTTTGATTGGAGTTTGATCATGCCTATTTTTGTCGCAGGCGCAACACTAGCTGGAAGTCTTATCAGTGGCAACGCTACCGCAAACGCATCTAGAGCGCAAGCGGATGCCCAGCGTTATGCTGCTGACAAAGCCGCTGAAGAAGCCAGGTTTCGACCAGTAGGCGTCAGCGGCAGCAGGTACGGTACAACCTCCAGCCAGTATGACCCTGCAACCGGGCGAGTCTCGGGCATGAGCTACGCTCTGACGCCAGAGATGCAAGCCTACCAGGACAGGTTCCAACGCCTGGCTGGTCAGGGTCTGACTGACGCTGAACAAGCAAGAGGAATGTTTGACCCGTTGCGGCAGGCAGGGCAGCAACTGTTTGGCATGGGCCAGCGCTATCTCGACCAGCCGCAAGACCAACGCATTGGTCAAATGGCTGGCGGTTACCTTGGACCGTCACAGATTGGGCAAAGGACAACAGAACTAGGCAACAGGTTCCTTGATCAGCCGCCGGGTACTCAATTTTCGGATATGGCGCAGCCGTATTTGCAACCCTCGCAATACGCAGCAGACATTGGCAGGGTTGGCAGCGCGGCTTTCAATCAACAGGATGACCCACGTTTTGCTCAACTAGGCGCAGGCTACTTGCAGCCCTCGCAGGGCAGTCAGGCATTGACCCAACTCGGGCAGAGTTATGTTGGGCAGAACCCGCAGGACGTTGAGCAGCAGTACATGAAACGCCAGATGGCGCTGATGAAGCCTTCCCAAGATGTAACGCTTGCAAACCTGCGAACTCAACTGTTCAATACAGGCCGTGGCGATTTGAGAGTTGAAACCGACACTGGTGGAGGTGCAACAAACCCGGAACTGCAAGCCTTTTACAACGCCAAGGCGCAGCAAGAAGAACGTATTGCTGCTGGAGCGCAGCAGGCAGGACAGCAGAGCGCAGCCTTTGGTGCTGGCTTATTGGGTCAAGGACAACAGCTAGGCATGGCAGGCCAGCAATTCGGCATGGGTGCTATTCAAGCAGGCCAAGGTCTTAACCAACAGCGCCAGCAGTTTGGTCTAGGTGCCATGCAAGCAGGCCAGCAATACGGCATGGCGGGACAAGGATTCGGTGCTGACCTGCTGGCAAGGCAGCAGCAAGAGAATCGGGCAGCGGCAAGTTTTGGCACTGGATTGCTGGGCCAGGGTCAGCAATACGGCATGGCAGGCCAAGGGTTCGGTGCTGATCTGTTGGCAAGACAGCAGGCATTGGAGCAGCAGCGGATGCAGTTTGGCACCGGGCTGTTTGGTGCTGGAAGCGGCTTGTTTGGGCAGTACAACGCAAACGTCACCGGGGCATTGCAGCCGTACAACGCCTATGCCGATCAAGTTCGCCGCCTAGAAGAGCAAGGCATGGGGCCGCTGGAGATGAGCGCAGCCCTTGGCGGCAGGGCTATGACAGGCGGCGCGTATGCTGGCAAGTACGGGTTAGAAGGCGCAACAGCCGCTGCCACCGCGCAGCAAAAAGCAGATGCGTTTAGCCCGTTTGGTACTGCAATTTCTGCTTTTGGGAAAAGCCCAGAATTTGCGAGTGGGTTAATGAACCAATATCGAAACTTTCGAGATATGAGGAACGCACCTCCGAATTATGATTACGGCTATGGCGGCCCACAGTAGCAAGGACACAATATGACTCAAATCGTTGAATCCCTGTTCGGCGTCAGTCCCGAGCGTTATCAGGAGCAGAAGGATGCTGCCTTGCAACAAGAGGCATTGGCCTATGCAAAGCTAGACCCTTACGAACGCGCCACTGCTGGCATCTATGCTGGTGCCAGGGGTCTTGCCAGCGGCATTGGCAGGATGCTGGGCGGGGAAGACCCAGGGATGCGCCGGGTGACCGAGCAAGACCAGATCATTCGCAGCATTGACCTCAATGACCCAGAGACATTTGGGCCAGCGGCTCAACGTGCCTATCAAATGGGCCACACTGAGTTGGCGCAGAAGATTCTGCTTGGTGCAGACACTGCCTATCAGCGGCAAGAGGTTACGAGAAAACGTGCTGCTGATATGCAAACACGCCAGCAAACCCAGGCTGCTCAACAGTTGATTCCAAGCCTGATGACACCAGGCCGACCCGAGCAGGTAATGATTGATGAGGCGTCTGATACCAGTTACCTGCAAAAAGCGCAAGCGGCTGGCATTGATCAAAACATCTTGCGCCAGTTGATGGCAACGCCTGCTGGACGGGCTGAGTTGAAATCGTTTATTGATACACAAGAGGCCATGCAAGGTCCAACAACAACTCTGGCTGAAGGCGGCACCCTTGTTAGACGAAACCCACTTACAGGGGTAGTCACCACAGTGGCTACTGGTGCAGTGAAGCCTGTTACACCACCAGCGTTGGGGTCAGACTTTAATAGATTTGCGCGTGAAGTAGCCTTTGGAGTTCCATACGAGAATTTGACAAAAGATCAAGTTATAGAAATAAATAGGCGTGTTGATGCTGAAAAAACCAAAAATGCTACTGCTGGTGCGGCAAAACTATCAGTTGATTTGAAAGACCAAACTGCTGTTGCTAAAGCTAGGCTTGAAGTAATGACCAAGTGGGAAGGTGTGCTGAAGTCTGGTGGTGATGTTGAATTGTCAAATAGGTATAACGCTTTGCAATCATCTGTTGCGTTGGCAAATAAAGGCAACTCTACTGCTGATGGCGCAACCATTTACAACTTGGCAAAAATGTATGACCCATCTGGAGCAGTCCAGGAAGGCGACAAGAAAAGCGTTGTTGGAAACCCAAGCGTTCCGCAAAGAGTTCAACTGCTGTTGCAGCAACTTGCAGTAGGCGGCAGCTTTACTCCAGAGCAGCGTAAAAATATGCTGAAGATTGCTGATGAACTTGTTGAGCAGCGCGAAAACGCACTAAAGCGACAGGCTAAGAATTACACTGATATTGTTAAAACATTTGGCGGCAATGCTGAAGATATTTACAACCCATATGCCAGGGCAGCTAGACCGCCAACACTTGCTGACGTTATTACCCCATTGCCAGCAGCAGCACCAGCAGCGGCTAGGCCACCTGCACCAGCACCTCTGCCAGCCCCGGCACCTGCACCACAACCAGCGCCAATGGCGGCACCAATGGCGGCACCAATGGCGGCACCAGTGGCAGTACCAGAACGTCCAGCACCTGTTCCAGCAATGGCCTCTGGACCTCCCGTAGCAGGTCCGTTACTAATTCCTGACAATGTAGATTGGAATACAAAAAACGGGAATGTTATCTACACCAACCCTGACGGTAAAAAAGTAAATATCGGCAAGGCAAACACTACAGCCCAATTATTGGAGTTGGTTAAAAAACACGAAGCAAAGGGCCGCTAATCATGGCAACACGAGCAGAGCAAATTCAACAAGCGCAATCAATGCTGAAGCCTGATGGCAGCAGAATGTTTACTGATGAAGAAATTGCACAGCACTTAAAGACTGTTGATTTAGAGCAAACATTCAGTCGCAGTGTCCTGGACCCCAACCAACCAGAGCCACCATCGCAGTTGCTACGGCAAGCAGCGCAAGGCATATCGCTCAACACAGCAGATGAAATTGAAGCCTATCTGAGATCGTTGACGGGTCAAGACAAAGAAGACGCCTTGAGGGATATTCGGCTCAAGCTGAAGAATTACCAAGCCGCCAGCCCAATTGCATCAACTGCTGCTGAGATTGGCGGGTCACTGCCGTTGGCGTTTGTTGGCGCACCAGCTGCTGGCGCGACATTGTTGCGGTCTGGATTAAAGGTAGCTGGTGTTGGTGCTGCTATGGGTGCAGGCAGTGGCTTTGGCAGGGCCGAGGGCGATGTGATGGAGAGACTTGGGCCAACGGTAGCAGGTGCAGCAACTGGCGCAGCAGTAGCCCCGTTAGCCTATGGTGGTCTGAAGATTCTTGGCGCTCTTGCTGACCCAGTTCTGGATTTTGCTGCCAGAAAGTTTGGTGACAAGTTTTCAAGGTCGGTGGAAACTGAGATCAGGCGCATCACTGAAGCAACCCAAATGACGCCAGATGAGATCGTGCAGCGGGTGGCTGCTGGTGAGCCTTTATCAGAAAACCAAGCCTTATTAAGCGCAGTGCGATTGCTTTATTCACAGGGTGGTCAACCAGCCAGCATTTTAAGAGAATCATTGGGAACTAGGCCAGCGGCTTTGCGTGAAGGTGCAATTGCAGACATTCAACAAACATTGGCCGGGGACATTAAAGACCCTAATGTTCTGCGCGGATTCAAGGCGTCTGAGGCTGAACGGAAAGAAGCGAGAGGTCAACTGTATGAGCAGGCATATACGTCTGGTGGAATCATTACCCCAGAAATGCTGGCTGCTTTCAGAGAGGCGTTGAAAAGAGCGCCTGATGCTGCTGAAAATATCAACTCATTGCACTTGGCAAAAACTGGACAAAAACCATTCTTCAAACTTGATGATGCTGGTGAGATTGAGTTTGTCAGAGCGCCAAACATCCAGGACATGGAAACCGCTAGGCGAGGCATCCAAACAACAATCAACAACAAATTCAAATCAAACCAGGGTGATGTTGGAACAGAGCTAAAGCCTTTTGAAACAGCATTGAGGCGAGAGATTGACAAGTCTTCTCAGGCGCTCAAAGATGCCAGGGCCACTGCTGCCAGCAATAAAGTCACAACAGAATCGTTTGACGCTGGCAAGAACGCCTTTGGGAAAAGTCCAGATCAAATTGAGATTGAATTTGAAGCTGTTGTGGCAAAGGGCGAGGATGCGGTGTCAGCATACCGGGCTGGTGTCATGGACCAGCTACGGTCAAAAATGACAATGGGCGGCAGGACAACAATGATGAGCAAGTTGGAAGACGCTAATACAAAAGAAGGTGCAATTTTCAGAATTATTTATCCCCAGGACAAGGTTGATGGCATATTGAAACTGGCTGCAACAGCGGCACAGTCTCAACGTGCTGCTGCAAAAGTGATGGGAGGATCAGACACATTTGCAATGCAGGCCGAGGCAAAGCAACAGGGCATAAACATTTCTGGTGAAGAAATTTCAGCTGCTCTCAGCGGCAATGCTTTCAGTGCTGCCAGAATTTTAGGCAAGTGGATGCAAAAAAATGCGCCAAATTTGACACCAGATCAAAAGCAAGAAGTTGCCAAAATTTTGATTTCCACAGACAAAGATGTGGTCAAAAAAGCATTGATGGATAACTCTAAGTGGGATGAGATACAGCGCAAAGCCAGAACAATCGGCAGCAGCATTACCCGTACTACACCGGGCCTGTTCAATGTCCCAGCGCAAAACCTAAGACAAATGTTCTCTCAATAGGAGTCTCACTATGGATTGGCTCAAACAAATTGCACCAACGATTGCCACCGCGCTTGGTGGGCCATTGGCTGGCATGGCGGTAAGCGCCATCAGCAAGGCCATTGGCGTGGACCCTGACCAGGTGGGTGACCTGATCAGCAACAACAAGTTAAGCGCAGAGCAGATTGCCCAGGTCAAACTCGCTGAGATTGAACTGCAAAAGCAAGCGCAGGAACTTGGCCTAAACTTTGAGAAGCTAGAGGTCGAAGACAGGAAATCAGCAAGGGATATGCAGTCAGCCACCAGGTCAATGATGCCGCCATTGCTTGCTGGGGCTGTGACCATTGGATTCTTCTCCATCATGGTGATGATGTTCTTCAACAAGATTGACAGCGCCAACCCCGCTATCCTGATGATGCTGGGCAG